GTGGTCCAGCTGGATTAGAAGCGGAGAATCCTGAGTAGGTAGAATTGGGCGAGGCGAAAGTGATATATCCATTTGTACCAACATAAACACTATTGTAGTTGGTACCTAAAAAATTGATAGTCCAAGGCAGATTAACAGTATAAGAATTATCATCATCATTACCATCGTAAACAAGATTCAATCCTGATGTCCCATTGGGAGAGTATTCAACTGCATCAGCGTTAGACGCCCAAAAGATCATCGCCACAGCACCAAGCATGATCCCTAAAATGAAATAACTAATTCTGCGTAGCATTTATTATAGTACTCCCGCCAGCATTAACACGATTCCGTATCTCAATTGGACCCTGTGTCTGTGTAATAGTAGTGTTTTGATTTTTTGGCACACTGATACACTGCCTATCACCACCCCCATCTCGACATAAGGTAACCTGTAGGTCATCAACCTCAGCTACCACACCTGATGTTGGCACAAAGTCTGGTAGTAGTCCTGATTTGGTTTTAGCTAATAAATCCAGCTGTGCGGCCAGCTGTGCGTTGATGATGTCTAATATGTTGGCGAGGAAATCTTGATCGAGGAAGTTACGTGACAGTCGGTCTTGGTATACCTCTTGCTTTGCTTCAAAAGCATTGACCAAGCCAGTTTCTCTTAGGAAATCTACGTCTAGTGCACCTTTCATCTCAGCACGTCGGCGCTGACGATCTTCTTCTGACTCACGCAGTTCTTTTGGTGGACTTAGTATTAATAGATTACTGATCTGATCTTCTGTGAGATTTAGTATAGTAGGTTTGAATGGTTTTGATTCTCGGCTGTCAACACGTGTGGCCTGGAATGCCTTGTCCATGATCACACGACCTTCTTCTGTGATGACTTCGATCTTGCCGGTTTTACAGTCCTTGTCCATGTCAACCCATCCCTTGGGACAGGCTGGTAGTAGGATTATAGTTGAGCGACCAAGTTCATCAACTGTCAAGGTAAAGTCAGTACCTCTGACTGCTACTGTAGCAGTTGGACTTTTGATATTAACTGAATCTGGATTGTTATGTGCTACCTTACCTGATGTATAGCGAACAGTGCCAAGGGCTACATTCATAGCCAATTTGCCACCTTTTTTGCTGTTAGGATCAAATACAAAACTATCTATGATTAATTTGGAATTTTCATTGATCTGCACACGGGTATTGTCAGTGAACGTTATACCAACTTTACCTGCCGTGGTACGCACATTATCATCAGCTTCAACACCACTGCCTTTGCCTGCAGCCAATGTTGCGTCTTTACGGACAATACTTGGAGGTGCGTTTACCTGTTCTGTGATAGTACCTATGGCTGCATAGCCAACACTGGACAGCAACGTAAGGAGCACTGCGGAGATTATGTGTCTCACAGTGACTCCTTAGTTACCTGTTGTGATATTCCAAGTGTTACCGCTGCCGGTACTTAGTAGATTCACAGTAGTATCGATAGTTCCACCTTGGGTAACATTCATTGTATTACTTGAACCAGTTAGGTTCAATGTAAACGCATGTCCATTGGTTCCTGCTGTACCTGACTGTGTCAACACAATACCATTAGTAGCACCAAGTGTAGTGATATTATTTGTGGCTTTGTTGCTAGTGATAGTTTTTGTTAGTGTATTGCTACCACCACCAGTCATTGATATATTATTAACAGTTTCATCAGCTGAGATCGTAGCTGTGATAGTGTTATTAGCACCACCGCTGGTCACTGCTGTGAAGTCGTTCTTACTACCTAATATATTCAAATTGATACCTGCATAGTTACCAGTTTGACGTACATCAATCATGTTACTGCCGCTGGTACCTGAACCTGCATTGTTGCTGTTAATAGTAGCAGTGCCATTATTACCAGTTACATAGTAGGTCAAATCAATACCATACGCTCGACCTGTAGCAACACTAGTGCTGACACCTAAGTTCAATACGTTTGTTGAACCTATTTGTTGGATGTCAATTGCATTACTGTCACCATAGATCTTAGCACGGGTAGTGTTACCTGTACCAACACCCTGTATACCACGCACCACGTTACCTGCACCTGTCTGCGTGATATCAATCGTACTGTTATCACCACTTTGGTCGATGTAGATGCTGTTGTCTGCTGCAAACGCTGTTGTCGCAAACAAGGCTAGCATTACTGTCCATAGTTTAATGTAATTGTACATTTACCTGCTCCTTGGCCTTAGGGGCCTTAACTGAAGGTTGCTCTAAATCAGAGGCCCTCTCTTTTTTTACTGCTTTCTTTACTGCCTTTGTAGTGTCCACCTTAGAAGTTTCAACTACTGTTGGGGTATCACCGCTGACAGATTGCTGTGCCGGAGTAGGTTTAATCTCTACTTGGGTAGGAGCCGAGGGAGTGTCTATCCTAGGTCCAGCACTAACAATGTCTTCAGTCTTGAAGTCCCATACACCTTTGATCTGACCTTCCTTGATCAGCTCAACGACAGCCGCTTCAACTGCTGCCTTGACCGCTTGCGTGCCGGGCTCATTTATGGTGAGTCCTGCTTCTAGTTCAAACGCCTGCGTACCATCTTTAACGAACTTCAGCACTGCCAAACTATCGCTGGTGCTGTAGATCGTTTTCTGCACGTTAACACTGGCTAAGACTTTACCTGTATTAACACTAATCAATCTCAAACTTACTGTTACTATATCTTCACTATACTGTGTCTGTGGTCCTATGCCCAGCATGCGAGCCGCATATCCACCGCTCTTGGTGCTGGTATCATAACCTGTTATTCCACCTTCTATGATTACTCCAGCAAACATCAATGGACTAAGTGGTTTAGCATTGGCACCGTCATAGGCTTCACGCATCTGGCGGATCAGCTGACGCTCTTTAGTAAGACTGTCAATGCCCACACGTTCTACCACCGTAAACCAAGAGCCTCGGCCTACATCTTGCAGGGCTTTAAGCAAGAAACTTTCAGCACCTTGTGTGACTGCTGTGCTAAAAGTAGCAATACTGGCTGCCGGACGTCGCTGTCCAGTCTTGTCTGTAAAACCATAGACCGCTACCACCACTGGTTTGCCTGCAGGTGGAGGTATAGTATCAAACTCCTTCTGCATCAGGTTCTTGACCTGTGTGGGTTTTTCAGGAGTGCTGAACTTGCTGGTTGTGGCACATCCTGCTAATACTAATACTAAAAATAGCGCCAATAATCTCTTCATTTTTACTGGAATACGAATTGTCCTAATGGTATGGTGATACTGGTAGAACTTCCTACGTAATCTGTTACGTTTAGAGTAATTTCTGTAGAACTTTTAGTCCAATTGATTATGTTGCCTTCAAAGTTTAATGTGCCGCTGTTGCTTCCGCCATCTGCAAACATAGCTGTTGCAAGGTTCTGGCTGATCTGGGCATAGATACGTGATTCCAAGTTATTCATAAACTTGGAGATATTAGTGTTTTTAGCTTCGTTTGCTTCCTTTTCTAGCTTGGCTTGTATCTCTTTTTGTATAGCGTCTCTGCGATTGTGTTCTAGATTTTCAATGGTGAGGATATGAGCACTGTAACCATTACCGTTAAAACTTGGACTCTTGAACGTGTAGTCAGGTAGAGGCTGTGCTGATGCTGTAACTGCTAAAGACAATAATAGGAATGAAATACATAGTTTCATTTTCTCGGCTCCTTATTACTATTTACTCGGAACCGCTAGAAATTAACTATGTGTATTGTTGACTAGATCAGTCTGACTTTTGGGGGTCTGCTGCTTCTATTCTTTCTAAAATAATAGAATAAAAACTATCTACTTCACCACCAAATTTGCCCATTAGATACTCGATACATTGGCGGCAATAGTTGTATTGTTGGGTATTATAACCATGTAAAAAATCATGATGTAATTTAGTCCAATTTTCCAATTGAGGTAGATCGGGTAAGGCTATTTTTTCAGCAGGGATTAGACAAAAAACTTCTACTTCTTTGTCTTCTACTACTAGCTTTTCTAGGTCTAAAACTGTATACTTTTCACGCAATTTTTCTGCGTTTTCACGACCAAATATCAAATTCATTAACGTTTCTCCGTAATACCGCACTGTTCAAACACTATTTGAACTGCTTGGGCTTGGCTTACTGCATCTTCCAATGCGTTATGTAAGCCTGCTTTGTTTTTATCTCTAGGGTCACCGTGTGTGCTTAGTAATGTGCGACTGTCACGGATCTGCCAGAACTGCCAAGGGCAAGGTAATCCCAATTGGCGATATAGATTTTCCAAGATAACAATGTCAAACACAGGACCCTGTGCCCAAATATTATCACAGCCTACTATAAATCTATTTAACTGCTTAGTAAACTCATCTAGCGAAATACGATTGTCATCCCCAAGGGCTTCTTCTCTGACGTCATCTGCTTGGCGGCCCCACCATTCAACGGTGTTGTCATCTACATGGCGACCAAGTGCTGTTTGTTCATCCACATTAATACGGAAATAAATGCCATCAACAATCTCATGCTGTTTATATGGACTGAACTTACAAGCACCGAATGTAAGGATAGTAGCATCCGGACGTGTGCTCAGTGTTTCTAAGTCTAACATTACGTCCATTATTTTTGTCTTTCTGCTTCAGCTACACGTTTACGAAGACTGCTAGAACTAAAACTGTGATCACGTTTGTTATAGATCAATTCAATACCACGTGTTATACAAATATCTCGACCTGTAAATTCTCGATCGCGATATTCTACACCTAAAATACGTACATCAATTGGCAAGGTTAGTAAAATATCTTCTAAATCACTTTCCGTATTATAAACCACGATTTCATCTACATAGCGTGTTGCCGCTAGTTGGATTTGTCTTTCTACGATTGATTGTATTGGTGCGTTCTTTTCTGGACGATCCCAGCTGGCATTGTTCTGTAATCCAGCGATAAGATAGTCGCAGTGATTACGAGCTTCACTTAGCATGGCAACGTGTCCTGCATGTAACATGTCAAATTGACTAGCAGTAAATCCTATACGTAGACCTTGTGCTTTTAATTCCTGTACTTTATTGAAAATCACTCTGCTGGCTCTAGTTTAATCTGTAGTGGGAATCCGTTTGATCGAGCTAACTGTGTTACTTCTACACCTTTTTGTTCTGCCATTTCATAAGGTAGTATTGCCGCAGTGCCTGATCCTTCTTCGTGAATCTTAAGTGTAACTTCTTGTGCTGTTTCTGGCGTGTGATTAAATATAGTAATCAATGTTTCTACAACAAATTCCATTGTCGTAACACTATCGTTAATATAGATAACACGATATAAAAGAGGTTCAGCCAAGTTGAGATTAGGAGTAGGTTTTACTCTAGTAACTGCTTTGGTACCCATACGTTCCTTTTCAAATGTTGTTGTCATATTTTAGTTGAATAGCTGGGCAATATTTCTACTGCCCATACTATTAATTATACTACTTCTGAAAGGTAATTGCAATCTTTTTTGGCTTAGCAGACTCTGGAACGATATGTTCTAAAGTAACTGTTAAGATACCGTTCTTAACGCCAGCACCTTTGACTTCTACGTTGTCTGCAAGAGCAAATGTGCGTTCAAAGTCACGTCCAGCGATACCCTGATGTAGATACTGTTGTTCCGCTTTGTTTTCTTTGTTGACTGCCCCAGAGACAACTAGTTCGTTGTTAACGATCTCAACATCCAACTCACTTTCATCAAAGCCCGCCACTGCTACCTCAATCTTCCAGATAGTTTCTGACTCTTTGATGATGTTGTAAGGTGGATAGTTACTGGCATTCAATGTGCCACCTTTCT